ATACTAACTTCCTTCCCGACCTGCCCCTTCGGGGCCCTCGGGAAGGAAGTTTATCTCGCCTGACCGGCAAAGCCTATTAGGATCGCACCAGCAGAGCTGGTGGTTTAATATGATTAATTAAAGGATTTTAACTATGACAGTCACCACTCCGTTTTCTATTTTGATAATTTTGCCGATAGATAGTTTATACTGCTCGAAATTTGGGTGCTCAACAACAACACCTGTTATTCGACCATTGTACTCCGCTGGAATAACATAGGCCCCAACAACTCCCCCTTTAATATTAACAGGCACTTGCCCACAAAAAGCTATGCGGTCTACCTTTTCCCGCAGATTTGCTACTTTAGAGTTATAGCTTTCTACTTCAGAATTATATTTGTCTTCTATTGCCTTTACAGCCTCTTGGTTTTCGGCCAGCTTTATGGCCTCACCGTCTAATTCTGGAGGAGCCCCGGCTGCTAAATGCCAGACGTCACCGCCCACATACGCAGGATCGGTGGATTTTACGACAAAGCTTATTGACTCAGAGAATTTATCTGTTAGCTTGCCGTCTTTATCAATGCCGCATATATCCCCGCTTTTTATCTCCCCACAACTATCTGACTTATACATGTATTCCGCGTAGTCGGCGCCTGATGCGTTTATAGACCCGGAGGCGTTGATACTGCGTGAGTTTGTATTAATACGCTTGATAAACAGGGCGGCTGGTGCTGGGTTCGGAGTTCCGTCTAATGCGTACCCGACACCACCCGTCCATAAAACATCGCCTGCAACAGTCGTGCATTTAAGGGCGTTTTGGTGAGCTGACCCGCTTGAACTATTGATGTGCAAGGCGTATGCCTCGGTGGGTAGGCCATTGAGGGCACCTCTACCATCAAAAGATTGTGCAAAATAACCAGTTCGACCAGCCGTCCCGCCGAACTCCTCGCTTCGGGTTAAACCTATGCTGTATGTTCCGGTATTGGATCGAGTCTTCCACGATGCGCCGAAATCCAATTCCATAGCGAGGTTGGCCTGTACGACCTGGTGTGCAGCTGTTGTGGTTTTACATATGTCATAGTCAACAAGACCTTGAGCGTTTCGGCTCTTGGCCAGCCACTCAATGTTGATTATACCATCGTGATACTGCTCCTCCGTTAACCCCCCGCCGTGGTTTAGGTATTCGGCAAAATTTGGCATAGCACCAACGCCGCCAGGGGGTAGCCCAAAAGTACTGATGGCGGGCGTGCCAAACAAATAGTTATCATGCACAGAACTGTTACTGATGGCGGCCCCCGTTAGGTCTATGTCGTAGTCCCCCCTTGTCGCCTCTACAGTGTTCCCGGTAAGTTCTATCTGATAGTTGTTTCCAGTGATTAAAAACGCCGCTTCGCTATCCTCCAGTTGACTGTTTTTAACAGTGACATTATACCCGCTATCTATGTGGACAGAACTGCGAAGGCCCGTAGATATATTGCAATTGTCAAGATGTGTTGATGTGATAGCGTCTGTTTCTAAAACTTCCGTTTTAAGTTTAACGCAGTCCAGATTTGCGGCTGTCATCACGGAATCATAGATATGCACGTACCCGGCGGACTGGATGTACAGGTCGATAGATGGAGACTGAGTGATCTCTACATTCTGAAGCCTAACCTTAGCCATCTCGTATAATTCCACAAGGGCTGTGTTGTCTGTAGATGGCAAAGAGGCCCAATTGGCTGGCCCTTTAAATGACATGTCAGCCAAAGTTAGAGACCCGCCTGTCCCCCATGCTCCAGCCGACGAGCCTTGAGATAAAATGCGAGAACCATCTGGCGAGAGTAAAACAGTTTTCTCTCGCCCGGCCCCAGAAATATCCGTACCCGCAGGTGTTATTAAGTTCTTAACAACGTAGACTCCAGCGCCCACGGAAACCTTTTCTAAAGTGTCAACCGTGATTTTGAACGCGGCAGTGTCATCGGTAACCCCATCACCTTTCGCCCCAAACCATCTTGGCATAAGAGGCCCATTGTGTTCCATTACCCAAGCCGCAGAACCGTCGCCACCCGTCGGCACAATAATCGATCCAACGTTATCAATATACGTACCTGGAGCACCGCCTTCTTTCCAGATTCTTGGGGGGCCACCGCCGCCATCTCCCGGTTCGTGGTATCCGGCCACCTGTACATTCTGCCTGTCCGTCCCCTGCATCTTCCGCAGAACCGCAATCGTCGGCACTGTGGGTTGATCAATAAAATGGTAATCACCTGCCACCGCCCCGCCATTCTGAAACGCAAAAATATCATCCCGGATGGCAGATGTGATGCCACCGTTAATGGTCAACACACACCCATCAATGGTTATGGTGGCACCAGACCGCAGGTCCAGCAGCTTGTTCGCAGGGATCTCCATGCTGGTGGTGATCGTGATGTCTCCGGGGATTCCGATGGATGAGGGAAGCCCGCCAGCCTGGTCAACGACTTGTTTGAGGTTGCCCGCATCGTAATCGGCACCGGATGCCGCCCCGTGGTCCGCAATGGCAGGCGACGTGGAGGGATACCTGATCCCCTTGATCAAACTCGCCACCTCCGGCACCAACCGTTCATCCCCCTGGTACACCGCCACATGCCCTGCTGCCAGATCTGCGGCCACAGTGGTGGAGGTGTGGGCATTCAAGACCAGATAGGTGATGCCTGAATCGGAATAAATATCCTTGGCCGCGTAAGCTGTGGGTGTGCTCCAGGCACCGCGAGGCGTAAATGCCCGCAGGGTATGGAGAGCATTGGCCGTGTCGGTCTGGGCCTGGGTGACGATGGCGGTGGCATCGGCGTGGGCCTGGTTGACGACGCCATCGATGTCGGCAATGGCGGCGGATTTAGACGTGCTGATATCGGAAAGGGCCGAGGATTCAGACGAATCGATATTTGAAAGAGCTGCGGCCTTGCTGTCGTCCACTTCTTTCAGGCTTCCGGCCAGGGACTTGTAGGTCTTGCCTCCGACGTCGATGGTGGTGTTTTCATCGTTTTCCCGCATCGCCTTCATGATGGCGGCGGTGGCCTTCACGTCATCGATGGACTGGCGCAGGTCGCCCGCTGAAGCCATGCCGCCCCAGAGAAGGCCCACACAAAGGATCAGTTGGATGATTCGTCGCATATGTTTCATGTCTTGCCTCCAGGGCTAAAAAATTGATAGTGCGTCGTCCAAATCGTTGTTCACGGCATCGGTGATCTCTTCAAATTCGACCGATGCGGTCACAGCGTCATAATCATATGTAGCTATTAGGTCATCGAGTTCTGCTTCGGTGAGACCGGCGCGTTGCTCGGTCTCCCATTCGGCGGAGACGATCCATCGGCCAGGGCGGGCCGGGTCGGCTTTGGCCTCGTAGCCGCCTTTAAACCGGATGGTATGTTCGGTGATGCCCTCCCCGGTGATCAAAGGGCCATCGAACCAGGCTTCGCCGTCTAAGAGCTTGTGGCGGTACCAGGCATCAAATACGGCCAGTGTGGCACCGGGCCAGACAAAGGTCACGGGAAAGGTACTGGGGACAGTGCTGAACCGTCGCCGCACCTGGGCGGGCCCCGCCTCCACGTCGGTGCGGTCCTTGTTCTCCTGGTCCTTGTATCCGTAGCCTGTGCGCTGCGGATACCCGAACACGTGTGTGGGCCACTTTTGCTCTGCCATCACGCCCCTCCGTCCGCTGTATAAACTCTCGCATCATCTTCCATGGCCACGATGGCCACCTCGCCTTTGGTGCCTCTGGGGGTGGCGGAGACCACGATGCAGTGGGTGCCGTAGTTGTCATCGGGGCCGAACTGGTATGCGGTGCGGTTCTTGTTGCCGTCGGTGGAGATCCACTCCGGCGGATCGGCGTCGGCCAGGGTCACGTGGAACTCATCCGCCCCCGCCGTCACCCGGTACGGGCCGTCCGGGGTGCCGTTGCCCTTAACCAGGGAGATAAAATGGTCGCCGGTCTCGGCGAAGGTCACGGGCTCGGACAGCTTCAAGGTCCGGCCATCCACTGCCATCACGTCCCCGCTCACGCCCCAATCGGGCAGAGGGTGGGAGACGGAGATCAGGTGACCGCGCCGCAGCACGCGGCCCGCGTAGTTGACGGCGGTGAAGGAGACGAACCGGCGGCGGTACTGGTTGCACGCCGCCTCATACAGGCCCTCGCGGAGCGCCTGGGCCTGGTTGCCCACGCCCCAGAGGGAAAAATCCACAGGAGACTCGCCGTCAGAATCGGGGAGGGAGCAGAGCACGGGCTCGGCCTGTTCGCCGGTCTCGGCGTCGATATACTTGGTCAGCAGGTCATCCGGTGTGTCGTCGGTGAACTGCACGTCATCCATGGAAAAGCTGCCGCGCTTGATGTTGCGCACCGTAAAAACGGCCCGCACCACGCTCTGGGGTTGGTCCCGCATCACGGTCACGATCCCGCCGGGCACCTGGGGTATGGCCCGGCCCGTGCGGGCGATCTGCTCCAGGGCTCCCCAGAAGGTGGTGGCGGTCCGCAGAATCCCGTCGCATGTATCGCCACGGGCGGCCCAGGTGGCGTCGTAGGCCGTCATTGTGGCTGCGTCCGCCTGGTCATCGGAAAGGCCGATGGACCAGTCGTCATTCCGGCACAGGTCCCCCATGGCCCAGGCGATGGAGCGTGTGGCCACCGGAGCCGTCCAGGCGCTGCCGTTATAGGTCGGCAGCTTGCGCGTGGCCTGCACCATGATATCGGACAGGGCCGAGCTGGACAGGTACGTCCCGGCCTTGATCCGCATGGCCAGGGTCGTCACCTTGCTGTAGGTCATCTTGGCGGGCAATCGTCCTTTCAGCCCCACCCATTGCACGCGGTCTATTTTCCGATTGTTTGCGGTCTCGATGGGTCGGGACATGCGCACCTGGTAGTATCCGGCGGCGACGTTGAAGTGATGAGTGCGCCGAAGCGGCGAAATGGTGCGCTCTTCATAGGAGATGGTGCCCAGAACAGACCACCCTCCAACCGGCGAACCGGTGGCGGACAGTGCCTGGATGTCAACCTGGTACGTAACGTTCAAAAAGCCTTGAGAGCCATCGTCCTCTGCGTAATAAAGGCCGCCGGGGTGAACCAGATCAACGGAGATGCGGTCAACGGCCTGGCCAGACTTGGACGCGGCATATGGCCCCACATAAAGACGATCCTCCGCCACATATTCCGTCACCGTCATCGTGGCATAATTGGGTGGCTGCACCGGCCATGCCCGCTGCTCAAACATGAGAATCTCGTCCGTGTAAAAATTATCAATCCCGTCAGGGCCAGACACCAGGCGATACTTGACTGTCAAGTTGCAAGCCCCCCCGTCCCAGCTCAAGGTCACCTGATCACCCGGCATGAAGTCATCCCATGGATAAATCCGGTCTTCTCCATCCGGGCTGTAACGGTGGGTCATGATGTAGCAATACCCGTCATATGTGGGGCTTGATTCAAACTCATGGTTATAAATGGCTGTGGCGGGATAAATCCCTGAATAGAGAACCCCCTCCCAATATCGCCGTCCATACTTCGGCAGCTCCGCCCCGTTGACCAGCGGGCTTGTGAATATGTTGTCATGGTATCCAGCCAGGGTGATCGTGCCCCCGGGCGGCACCAGTTGGCTGGTCACCCCCTCCAGGTTCGCTATATTTGTCCCGCCGATCTCCACCTTGTGAAGGTCGTAGGTTCCCGGCCCCAGTACCAGCAACACATTGGCATACTGATCCGCCGGTTTTTGCGGATGGTCCTCCACGAACTCCACCCAGTCGTGGCTGGCCCTGGGCGGGTGCCACGTGTTTTTACCGAAGGGCACTGGCACGATGGAATCAATGGCCGGGATGGATCCACCCGTAGCGATGGAGTGCATCTGGTTGCCCGATCCGCTTGAAGTCTCGGAGTCACGGCCCAGGGACTGAGCAAAGAGCGGTTGCAGCAGCGCGCTGCCCAGAGCCATTATACCGGTGGTAACCATGGCACCGGCAAAGGTAGTTCCGGAGGCGGTGGCGAGCCCCCATGCGGCGGGGGCCATATGTGGAGCGGCAACAGCCATGGTCACCAAGGCAATGGTGGCAATCAACTGACCCGGATTGCTCCCGCCTCCCCCGCCCCCCTGAGGCAGATGCACAAAGCAGAGGCGTTCCCCATCGCTGATGGGGTCATCCCACCTGGCCCGCATGATGGGTGCTGGGTCAGCGTCTTGAAACACCCGCAGGGCCAGCACCGGCCCGAAAAATTGAATTTCATGATCTGCCAGATAGCTGTGGATGGTGGCCGGTGCGGCGATCTCATCCCGCCGCATCACCTCGCCGGTGATGGGGGCGTATGTGTGGACGGCCTCGATCATGTGCGCCTCCGGTAGTATTGAATGTTGCGCCACCCCAGCATGGGCAGGTCAATGGCACCGTGAAAGGCAACGCCATCCACCTGGTTGCAGTGCAGCACCCCGCCTCCGTCCGCATCGATCCAGATTCCCACATGGTCCGGGTCACCGGCGCGGAACATCTTGACCAGGCACCCGTCTTCAGGTTTCGCCAAGGGCTCCCAGTTGGCGTTCTCTTCGTGCCTCCTGATGGCCCGAACCACCGCCAGCACGTTGCCCCGGTCCAGCTCCACCACGGGCATCTCGATGCCGTAATGCGTCTGCATCACCGTCCGCAGTAGGCCGTAGCAGTCGTAGGCGTCGGGCCCTTCGGCCCCTTCCACCCACGGCGCCCCGATGTATGTATTTGCCCAGTGCGTCATCGAACAAGTCCTGGATATTCGGCCCGCGTAAACTTCAATCGCGGCACCTTCTTGGATAAAAAGTCAAGAAATCCACAGGTGCCGATCACCCGGTGCGCGGTGATGGTCACCTTCTTCATGGCCAGGCCGGAGAGAGTGTACTGAGGCCCGGCGGCGGTGTTGTCGGAGAGGTATTCCCGGAAGGTCAGCTTCACCACGGCCCGCGTGCCCCTCGCTGCCTGCATGGCCTGCCCGATCTCACGGCTCACGTTGTCCACCCAGATGCTCAACTGCGGCATGTCCTTGCCCTGCTTGGGCGGCGTCAGACCGAAGGAGCAGCGCTTAAACGTCACGTCAGGCCCGCCCACCACAACCGGCGCCACCAGGTCCTGGTGATCGTAGACCACCCGCACCGGCTCATCCCACGCGGGGTGGGTCAGCTCCATGGTGGCCAGGATCGCCACCCCCACGGGTGAGGAGGCATACGCCTCTTTGATTGCTTCGGTCATGTCGTCCATTAATTGGCTCCATACACAGGGTCTGCCCCAAATCGGGAGACCATGGCGTCGGCAATGGCTCCCTCTCCCTGGGCCACGCGGGCGCCCAGGCGGTCTTCGATGTCGTCATAGAAAAGGTCAACGTCGATGGTGGATCCATCGGCGCTGGTTCGCTGCTCCTGCCGCGTGGGGGCTTGGGCCCCATGGCTTATGATATTCACCGTCACGTTCGTGCCACCCCCGCTGCGTCTTGTCCCCGCCTGCCTGGCCCTGGCCGCCGGTATCACAATCTCATCCTCTTCCAGAATCGCCGGGAACTCGCGGGGCCCCAAGCCAGTGTGGAAACGGGGGGCACCATCAAACAAGCCCGAAGGCACCGACCGTGTAACCCCTATGCTACCGCCCACCACCCCGCCCTGGTGCATGACAGGCGCCATGGTCATGGGGGCGATACTGGTGGAGGTGGCCATGGGTGCTGACCCGACGTTGGCCACCGATGTGCTGCCGCTGAACATGTTGCCCATAAAGCTTCCCATGGCCGAAGCAAGGGGCCCGGTGATGGCCTGGCGGGCGGAGATGCGGATCATGTCCGCTATGATAGAGTTGGCCAGGCTGGAAAAATTGACCTTGCCCGTGGTGACCATATGCACCAGGGCGTCCTCCATGCCACGGAAGCCAGAGCGGAAGGCATCTTCAACCCCTGACGCCACGTCCGCCGCTGCCGTTGCGTAATCGGTAAGACCCCGCACGGCCTCATCTGCCCAGTACTGAGACTCTGCCAGGCGCTCCTTCTCCGCTTCCTCTTGGATCCGTTTTTTCTCAGCAGCCGCCCAGGCCTCCACGGCCACGGCATCAACACCTTTTGCTTTGTCTGCTCGGGCCCGCTCCTCTATGGCCCGCAGCTCAAACTCGGTTGCAGACATCGTTATCTCGGCGGTCCGATCGGCCACATACTGCTGCCGTTTCTCTTCAGCTACTGCCGCCCGCTCCGCCTCCTTCTCTGCCTTGGTTCGCTGCTTTTCGGCCTCCTTGTCGACCTTGGCCTGGGCCTTTCGCTTCGCCTCGGCCTCCTGGGACAGGGCCTTCTCGCTGTCGGCTGCCACCTGCGCCATCTTGTCCTGGTGGGCCTCAAGTTGTTCAAATCGCTTAAGGTCAAGCAGGTAATTCAACTCACCCTGGGCCTTGATCTTGGCCTGTTCTTCGGGCGTCCGGGCCAGCTCCTCATTGTGGAGCTTCTGCATGGCCGACGCAATCCTGGCCGATTCGGTGTTCTGAGGTGCTGTGTTTGTCTTGATCCAGCGCTGGCGATTCGCCTCACGGCGTGCAAGTGCAGCCTCGCGCTTGGTTTGTCGGGCCGCTTCTTTCTGCTCTTCATCCCAGTTCAGCTGGTCAAGCTTCGCCTGGGCATCGAAGATAGCCTGGTCCAAACCAGACCCGCTGGGAGTAGCCCCAGCCTGCAATGCTTCAGTCAAGTTGTGCAGGATATCCGCAGTCACCCCTTTGACCTGGGTCGCAGCGGGTAAAAACCTGTTACCCATGGTGGCGGAAAAATCCTCCCACTCAGCGTCCAGATCCTTGGTTGTGTTTGCATAGCCTTCGCTGGTCCTTTGCATGTCACCGATGGCGGCGGTACTTCCCTCCACGATGATCTGGTGCGCAGCCAGGGCCTTATCGGCGGCGGTCAATTCATCCTTGGTCTTGGCGTAGCCTTCAGCCAAAGCCCGTTCCTGCACGGCGGTTGCCGTCAGCACCACCCCGTACTTCTTCATGGTTTCATAGTTGCCCACCAAGGCGCTCTGGTAGTCATCCATCACCATGACGGTCTCTTTGTTGTTAAAGCTGCCCAGGTCGGCAGACAGCTTGACGATCTCGTTGGATAGCTGCGCCGCCGCCGTGCTTTGCATCCCCATGGGCACCAGCAAGTCCTGCACGGCTGCCAGGTACTCCCGAGACTCCCTGGTGCTCATGGCGTACCCATCGGTGAGGGTGGCCACCCACTGATCTGCGGCGGCCACCTGGCCCATGAAGACCGTTTCATACTTGCTGCTTGCCTCCTCCAGATTGGAGGCAGTGGTGAGGGCAACGCCAGAAAGCTGTGTCAGCTGATACACGGCCACGCCCACCCCAAGGGATGTAAACAGGGCCCGTGTGTTCATCAACCGGGCATTGAATGCGCCCAGGGTCCGATCGCCTTTCTCAAAGGACGCATCAAACTGGCGGCCCGCCTTTTGGGATTGCTCCCCAAACTGCTTGACCACCACGCTGCCGTCGTCCTTGACCTTCAGCGCTATGTTGACTACCCCTGTGTTTCCAGACATTCGTTCGCTCTCCCCAGGTCCATCCACTCTTCAAGTTCTAAGTCATTCGCCTCAAACGGGTACCCCGCCTGCTGCAATTGCCGCAGCCGGAGGATCTTGTGGGTGTAAGGTGAGAGATCCTGCCAGCCCTTCTTCGGGCAGTTCTCGCACTGCCAGGCCAGCATCTCTTCCCCCACCTCCTCCACACAGGCGGCCCGCTCGGCATCATCACAGAGACCTTTGCGGACCGCCGCCAGATCCTCCTTCAGGGTCAGTCCTGGCTTTGATCCTCCTGCTCTTCGGCCTCGTCCTCTTCAGGGGCAGGTACCTCAACAGAGCCTTCAAAAACCCGAGCGCCCAGCAGCATCAGGATGTCGGCACCGCCGTGCTCGACCAGATCCTTCCAGATGTCGATGTAGTTCTCACTTTTAGGATCGCTTGAGAAAGGGGTGGGCTTGCCATTGACCAGGTGCTCCCAGTCTCCCTCCCGGATGCTTGTCAGAATTTCCAGGCCACCCCAAAGGCGGGCCTCATGCAGGCAGTTTTCAACCTTTCGCCCTTTGCGCTTGTAGCTCATGTTGCTGTAGCGCTGCCGTTGCTTGGTCGTGGGCATGGTGTAGCCCATTGCAAAAACGGTGTCGGAGAGATTGTCTTTAATCAGCATGGTGTTTTGATCACATCCAATAAGTCGTGCCACGGTCACCTCCTATGTTGCGGGGCTGTTGCCCCGGTTTTCCTATCCTCTATGATCTATTGCCTATGGCCTGCCATCAGGCCGCGTAACCGCTCACAAGGTTTTTAATCTTGATGATTACACTGCCGTATGTGTCATCCTGCAACACCGCCAAATCCCCCGCCTGCGCCAGCTTCTTGCCGCTGGCGCTGATGTCGTGCTTGAGGATTCCCACGCGGGGATAGATGTACTCCACCCCGTACTTGTGCCCGATATCGAACTCGGCCCCCTCGGCCAGAATCCGCACGGCGAAGTAGTCATTGCTGTCCATATGCTGCTTGATAAGAAGATCCCGGAACTCGGCGTTGACCTTAAGGGCCTGCTGCCGCTGGCCCCGTTCGATACAGGAGGCGAACGCCCCACCCGCCCCGAAGCCGAACGCCGCCTCAGCCGCATTGGCAAGGCTGCATTCAATGGAGTTGAGAAGCGAGGAGATATCCCTGCCGCCCTCGATCACGGCGCCGTTGTACTTGCCACCCATCTTCACCTGCATCTCGCTCACCCGCAGGGCGGTCTCTTTAACGCGGGCCGGAAATGTACACCAAGCAGCCTCGGTGGGGGCGTACAACACTTTGTATTTAATGCTGTCCGTGGCGGTTCCGGGGGCGGTGATGGTAAGCTCTGCGGGGGAAGCATCGGAGACTGCGGTCACCGTCACGGGCTCCCATACCCCGGCACTGGTCTCAGCAGTGATGCCATGGATACTGTCCAGGCGATCGGAATCCGTTGCCCCCTGCACCCCGTTGGCTGCAAGGACAAGGCTGGTTGCGTTGGCAGCTGCCGTCACCACCTCCTCGACCACGCTCTCCTCCACCTTGCCGGTGGACTTCAGCTGCCCGGAGATCTTCACCCAGGCATCCCTTGCAAAGGTGGCCGTCACCGAATCCACGGCCATGGAGGCCATGCGCCGTTTTAAGACGGATCTCCCATAGCGATACCCGCCGGTAAAGGTCAGCAAGTCCCGGTTAACATCCACGGCATCAGCCCTGGGGGTGATGGTGTGAAGTTTACCGGATCCAGCCGCCGTGGTGACGCAGGCCCCAAGCCCGTAGGCCAGGAGAAACGCGAAGTGTTGGGGCTGAGCTTTGTCAATGGTGAAGGACATACTCCCCTTGCGGCCGTTGTCGTAGATCTCGGAGGCCTCGTCCATACCGTTGAGTTCGTCGGCATTGCTCTCCCGGCGGGCCTCAAGGCCAAAGATATCGGACTCACTGACAAGGAAGGTGGTGTCCAAATCCTGGAATGTGTTGATGCCCATTTCCCCGGTCCCAGCGCTGGCCGCGAACAAGTTATGTGTCAGTCGGTTGGAGATCATTTTTTGCTGCCTCCCCGCTTAGGTTTCTTGGTCTCGGCAGGCTCGATGGTATCAAACCGATCGGCCATGTTTGCCGGTACCTCATCGTAAGTTTCGCCCCGCCGGAACGTGCGCCCGGCAAGGGGGCCGTCGCTCATGGTAAAGTCAGGGCCATGGATCAATCGGTGTTTCATCGCTCTTCCTCCTTCTCCCAGGTGTAGGTGAGGATCCGCTGGACCAGGAAATTCCCCCGGTGCCCTTGCTCTCCGTAGATCTTGGGCTCACTGAAGCTCTTACAGAATCCCCACTCGCACCCGGCAAAGCTTTTGGTTTCCAGTACGGCGTTGATATCGTCGGTCATGGCGAGGATGCCGGGATAGTTGCCCTTACCCATCACCGAGTCGTCCGGGTCATTCAGCCCCACCCAGGCGACAATCCGCACAGAGGGTTGGCTATCAACCACATTGCCCGGCGACTCCGTGCGGGGCTCAGATCCGGGAACAATGCCGATGTTGTAAGACCGGCCACCCGCCTTGGGCAGGTACTGGGTGGTGGGAGAGACAAACACATTCCCCTTCACGTATGCCTTCAGGGTGGTGTCGTTCTTCAGCGCCTCTTTGATGGCGGCGATCAGTGCCTGCATCGTTACCACCCCGCCATGTTGCCCCGGCCAAACACAACCGGAGAGGATTCGAATTCAGGCAGGTCCGTTTCGGATGGAGGCTGTGGGTCTTCCGGCCCCAGCCCCATCTCACCCTTGGCGA